CTTGCATTAGAGAGTGAAGATACAAAACAAATTACAACTGCTATCAAGACAGTTATTAAAAGTTGTATCCTTACAAAAGGAATTAAAGTAGAGGATCTACCTACTTTTGATATTGAATATCTATTCCTAAACATCAGAGGTAAATCTGTTGGAGAGGATGTAGAAGTAAATCTTATCGCTCCTGATGATAATGAAACTTCTGTTCCTGTCACTATTGCAATTGATGAGATCAAAGTGAAAGAGGATGAAAATCACACTAAACAAATCAAAGTAGATGATGATTTGATGATGGAGATGAAGTATCCTTCTTTAGATCAGTTTATCAAAAGTAATTTTGATTTCAAAGAAGAAAATAACATGGAGAGATCTTTTGATCTAATAGCAAGTTGTATTGATAAGATCTATAATGAAGATGAAGTTTGGTCTACTGCAGATTGTACAAAGAAAGAAGTAGTCAATTTTCTAGAGCAGATGAACTCAGCACAGTTTAAAGAGATAGAAACTTTCTTTGATACAATGCCTAAGTTATCTCATACTGTTGATATTACTAATCCTAATACTAAGAAAAAGAGCACTGTCGTGTTGGAGGGTTTATCATCTTTTTTCGCATAGGCATGATCCATATGGATCTAGAGAACTATTATAAGTTGAATTTTGCCTTAATGCAGTACCATAAATATTCATTGACTGAGATTGAAAACCTTATGCCTTGGGAAAGGGATGTATATGTAACACTTCTCAAGCAACACCTAGAGGAGGAAGAACTCAAGAGCAAACAAAATGCCTAAACTAAAGGAGAAATTTTTTAATAAACCTGACACTCTTACTCAAGAGAAGAAGAGTCTTGGAGAGGCAATAAAAAGTGGCGGAATGTTAAAGTCTGCAAGAAGAAAAAAAGGTGCTAGGACAGATGCAGAAAAAGAAGCTCTTATAGAATCTATGATGGGTGGAGGAAAGCAAAGAGTAGCAGGTAGAACAGGAAGAAGAGGGAGACCAAAGAAGTTAAAGACACTTGAAGAAGTAAAGGCAGATATAGACAGAAGAAATCCAACTTATGTGAGTCCTATTACAGGAGGTCTCTTGCCAGGTGAAGGACCTAAAGAACCCAAAGATAAAAAAGATAAGGTGATGGATTTTCTTACTAATGTCCTTCAACCTAGTCTTACTAGCATAGAAGAAAATCTTAGTAAAATTCTTGGTAACTTCAGCGAACAAATAGAAACAAAAAAAGAAGAACAAGATGATCTAAGAGTAAAAGAAGAACTAGATAGTGAAAAAGCAAGAGAGAAGAAATTAGAAACACCAAAAGGAAAATCAATGATTGGTAAATCTGTTGATAAGGCAATAAAACCTGTCAGCAATGTTATGGATGGGATAATGAATTTCTTTAAGAATATTCTTTTAGGAAGTGTTGTGATGGGTTTAATAAAAATTCTTGAAAATCCTGAAATAATTATGAAACCCTTGAGGAAATTTGTTAATGGGATTGCAGGTTTTATTAATTTATTCATAAAAGGTATAAACTTTTTTATTTTAGGACCTATCAATTTTGTTGTGCAAGGTCTATTAGATGGATTACAATTTATTCTTAATCCAATTGGAATGTTAGCTAGGATTTTTAAGTTGGGAGAGGTTGATTTACCTTTAGATGGTTTAAGAGAAAAAATACCACCATTGAAAATACCTGAGGTTCCTATAATGGAAGGACCAAAGGCAGAGATGCAAGGTGGAGGTGAAGTGCCTGGTCAAGGAACAGGAGACACTGTACCTGCAATGTTAGAACCAGGTGAATTTGTAATGAGTAAAGGTGCTGTTGATCAAATTGGAGTTGGTCAATTAGAACAGATGAATGCAGAGGGTGGTGGTACTAATCAACCAATCATGAGGGGTGGTACATCATATGCAAAGGGTGGTGGATCTATAGGTATTAAAGGAAAGGGAAATACAGGAAAAATGATAATGAAAGATTCAGATGGAAAGCAAGTTGCTCCTGCTTATAATGTAATTTCTGGTCAACCAGGTTTTGAACATATCCCACAGGAGATGAGAAATGATGTATCTGGTAAAGGATACCCAATGCCAGATGGAACATATAAAGTTCATAGTTTTGATGAGCATGGTCCTCTCTCAGGAGCATTGAGAGGATTAGGTGATTGGTCTGCTTATATTGGTAGTGGTGATGGTAATATGGGTAATAGATCAGGAATGATGATTCATAGTGACATAGATCCTTATGGAACATTAGGATGTATTGGTGTTGATTTAGGTGGAAAACCAGGCACTAGAGCAGAGAAAGGTTTCTTAAAAGCATGGTCAATGTCTAATCCTGAGACTATATCAGTTGATTTTGGTGCACCAACTGGAGGCACTGCTGAGATAGGAGGTGGAACAAGATCTGAAACATCAGATAATAGCATAGCAAAGATGTCATCTACTCAATCAGGTTCAAAGACAACACCACCTGGTACTCCAAATGGTGGTAATGGTGGACTATTTGCTATGGGTGGTGGAAACTCTGGTAATTCTGGTGGACTAACCTCTGGTAATTCTACTTCTTCTTCCACAGGATCAAAACGTTTTTCACCAGTTGATGCACGTGATGACTCTAATATTATTGTTCAGTCAATCTATAATTTGGTGGGATAAATGGCTATATTTACTACTCTAGTAACAGCAACTAAACTACTAGTCAAAAATATGGCTAAGAAAAAGTTGAAAGAAAAAGCAAAAAAATTTGTTACTGGTGATAAAGATAAAAAGAAAAAACTCTCTAAACAAGGAAAGAAAATAGAAAAAGGAGAGACATTCCTTCAAAGTCAGCAAAGAAAAGTAAAAGAGATGCAGGTAGAACCTTTAAACGCATCTAAATTAATGAACACTGATGCAGTTAAGGTAACAAAAACAAAACCTAAATCTGGTAAAATAGATTATAAAGCACTCACTGAAAAAGTAGATAACATAGTTGGCATGACAGATGCACTAGTATTTCTCACTGGTGCTCAATCTGATCAGGAGAAAGAAAAGTTAAAATTATTGCGTCAACAGAGAGAAAAAGAAAAAAAGAAGAAGAAAGAGGCAAAATTAGAGAAAGGTGCTGGTATGGGTATGATGAGAAATATTGGGAAAGGTATTAAAGAAACAGCACAAGGTCCTTTAGATAGGATGATTAAGTTTTTGACCAATGTAGTGATTGGTTCATTAGCAGTATTTTTAATAAACAATGGTAAAAAGATTCAAAAATTCTTTCAAGTAATAGGAGAGAACTTAGAATTATTTTCTAAACTTTTGAGAGTTAGTATTTTTGGATTCCAACAAGCAATGGTGCTTGCAAATAAAGGTCTTAAGATAGCTGGACAAGGATTAAAAAAAGTATTATCTCCAATAGGTAAAGCTTTCAAAGCAATAGGATCTAAAATAAAAGGTGTTTTTAAAGCTTTAGGAGGTAAATTTCTTAAACTACTTAAAAAAATACCAGGTGTTAAAGGATTAACTAACTTGATTAAAGGTGTTGGAAAAGTTCTTACTGGAGCAAAAACAGCAGTTACTGCAACAAAAACAGCAGTAAAAACAGGTGTTAAAAAGACAGTCAGTAAAGTCACCAAACCAGTCACCAAAGCAGTCAGTAAAGTCACCAAACCAATTACCAAAACAATAAGTAAAGTATCTAAACCAGTCACCAAAGTAGCAAGTGGTGTTTTAAAGAAAGGAGTAGCAAAAGCACCTGGTAGATTATTAATTAAATTGTTTGGTAAGAATACAGCACAGATGGTTGCCAATTCTGGAAAATTATTTAAGACATTGGCTAAGGGAGCAAAAGCAATTAAGATTCCTATTCTTGGTCCTATAATTGTTGCAATTACTTCAATTTTATCTGGTGATAATTTAGAGAAAACTATGTTCAAAACTTTAGGAACTGTGTTTGGAGGTATGATTGGAGGTGGACTTGGAGCAGCTCTAGGTGGTCTTGGAGCACCTTTTGGTATGTTGATTGGTGAAATAGTTGGTGAATTTATTGGTGATTTACTGTATAATGTGATAAGAGGAGATGATGATGGAACAAAGGGTGTAGAATTTTTAAAGAAAAAGTTTGGTCAGATACTAACTGGTGCAGGTAATGCAGTTAAAGCAATAACAGATTGGGTTGGTGGAGGAATCAAATCCTTCATAAAAAATGTGCTCAAAACAGATGCTATTGAAGTACAAGAGGGTAAACCAAGAGGAATTAGAATGGCACTTACCAGAGGTACTAAGATTTTTGGATTATATGATTTCTTTAAAAATCTGGGATTTGCTAAAGGTAAGGATGGTCAGATAGATAAGTTTCCAAATCTTCTCAATATACTTAATCCATTTAAGTTCTATCCTTTAATATTCAAATCTTTCTTTGGTAAGGGAGATGAAAGTGAATCTGTAACTAATGGAGGAACAGAAGTATCCATATCAGGAGGTGGAGGAGAGGAAGAAGAAACAACAACAGCAGTGGTAGAAACCTCAGACAATACTGATGATTACACTCTAGAGGATATATTAGATGATGCAAAAAAAGATGCTAGTGGTGAAACTACAACTGCACAATTAGGAGAAAAAGATGTATCATCTACCTCCTCCACTGTGTCTGATGTTTCATCAAAAGCATCTTATGAAGAAGTTCCAGCTGGAACTGTAATATTAGAAAAACCACAAAGAAGTGATTTTAAAGGGAGATCAGGTGAAGCACAATTTAAAAAAGCTATGGTAATGTATAACAATCAAAAAGAGATGTTAAATAGTTATCAGAAAACACAAGTAAGAGCAAGTCTTTATAAGATCTAATGACTAAAACACATAACGCCCCAGAATCAGCAGGTAATATAGAAAGTTTTCGCATTTCATCTAACTTTACAGAGTATGCTGTTGAGTTAAGAGCAGGTGTGGTTGACTTTCATTACTATGAAAGTGTTTTATCTAATAATGTGACTGCTACTGCTACATGTGTAGAGACAGGATATAGTGATGGTGAAAGTGAAGAGGGAGAAAGTCAAAGCACAGTTGATGGACTTCCTATTAGGGGTGGAGAAAGAACTGATATAAAAATTGTAGATGTTTATGGTAATGAGTTAGAACTTGAAGAGGGATTATATGTTAATAGAATTAGAGATGTAAATCCAGATACAACAAAAGATATATATTTTCTTGATTTTGCATCTAGAGAATTTTTTGCTAATGAACAGACTAGAGTTGTAAAAAGGTATGAGGGAAATATAGGAGATAACATTGAGAAAATTTTAAAAGATGTATTAAAGGTTACAACAGACATAGAGATTGATAATACTGCTGTTCCTTATAATTTCATAGGTAATGACAGAAAACCTTTTTACATTTGCACTTGGTTAGCATCTAAATCTATACCAGAAGTAACATCAGAGGATGGAAAATCTGGAACAGGTGGTTCATCAGGATATCTATTTTTTCAAACACGTGATGGATATCATTTTAAATCTATTGATAAAATATTCTCAGGTGATCCAAAGAAAAAATATATTTTTAATAACTCCACTCAAACACCTGAAAATTTTGATGCAAGAATATTAACATATGATATTAATAGTGATGTAGATTTAGGTAAAAATTTAATGATGGGTATGTATAATAATAGATCAATATTCTTTAATCCATTATCATTTAGTTATGAAGTGCGTAGTTTTCCTGAAGTCAATGTACCCACAGTGGAGGGTCAAATTGTTGAAGAGGATACAACTGTTCTTTCAAATGAACAATATCTTGCAAAAACTGAAAATGCTGGAAGTGAATCTGTTGGAGAATTGGTTAAAGAGGAATTTAGACAATCACCAACTAGATTAATGAGTTTTGTTTTAGACACTGGTATTATGCCAAGTGGTGTAACATCACAGGATCAGTTAAATACATGGAGTGATGAAAAAGCAAAAGATAATTATGATGTTAGAAATACCATGGTGCAATCTGTGATGAGATATAATCAGTTATTTACAGTAAAAACTGAAATAACTATACCTGGTGATTTTAGTATTAAAGCTGGTGATTTAGTTGAGTGTCATTTTCCTAGATTAGCAGGTGATGAGGTAAAGGATGTAAACCCTGAAACTAAAGGGATATATATGGTAGCAAGTGTGTGTCATAGAATAACTCCTAATTCAACAACTAGTAGTCTTTCTTTGGTGAGAGATTCATTTGGAGCAAAATAATGTTAGAGCAAGGATTATTTAAAAATCATTTTATAGGTAGAGATGGATTTGTCTGGTGGATAGGGCAGATTGCTGATGAGAATACATGGAAAGCAAATATACCAGGATTTCCAGCTCCAACTAATGAACCAACTGAGGGAGAATCAATTGGTTTTGGTGAGAGATATAAAGTTCGCATTATGGGGTATCATACTGCTGCTCCATCACAACTCTCAGATGATGATTTACCATGGGCAACAGTTATGTATCCTGTTACTGCTGGTGGTGGAGGTAGAGGATCATCTCAGAATGCAAACTTGACACAAGGATGTTTTGTGTTTGGATTCTTTTTAGATGGTGATAATGCACAACAACCTGTGATCATGGGTTGTATGGGATATAATGATTATCAGGTGGTGATGAAAAATGTCCCTGATGCTAAGTTCTTACCATTCAGTGGATACACACCTAAAGATAAAATTGCCACAACAGGAATCAAAGATAATTTAGAAGAAGAGGAGAGAATAGAGCAAGCTCAAAAAGATGGAACAGATTTTCCATCAGCATTAGAAAGTTCTACCAGTAGCACAACCAGATCAGATTTAGCATCAGAGGAAGAAAAGAAAGATGGACAAAAACAAGAGGCATTGTCAATTAGATCTGACTGTAGACCACTACCAATACCAAAGATAACTATCTTTATAAAAAATCTTTTGAATGATACTCAAGAATTAAAAAGGGCAAAAAGAGATCCATTAAAAACACTTGCATTAGATACAAGTCAATTTGATGATAAAATAAAAGAGATAACTCAACAGACTGCTAAATTAATATCTGGAGAAATGAAATGGATAACAGGTCAAGTTCAAAAGACTAGTATTGAAAAACTTAATACTGAAATGAAGAAAAAGTATTTTGAAATTCCTGTTAATGAAAGGCAAAAATTAAAAGAAGAAGTAGAAAAAGCAAATGATACTCTCTCTTGTGTATTTCGTAATATTATGAATGGACTAGAAACAATTGCTCTTGGATTATTAGAGGACATGGTGAAGAAATCTGTAACTGCACCACCTTGTTTAGCTGAGAATATGTCTGGTTTGATGATAGGTCAGATTGCTAATACAATACAAAATTCTTTAAATGATATCCTTGGCAACTTAGATAGTCTTCTTAGTTTTCCAAGTCCTCTTCCAAGTATAAATGAAGGTGGTGGAATGGAAGCGCTTAATATAATTGAAGATATTATTTCTCTTCTAGAATGTGATGAAAAACCTGGTTGCCCAGAGGTGACTGAATTAAGTTTATGGGATGGTGGAACTGCTACTCCAAATTCATCATCAGAGTCTCTTGCTAACATAGCAAAAAATTTTATTTCTGATCTAAATCAGGAATTAGTTGGTGCAATAGGGTGTAATTCTGGACCTGTTGCTTGTGGACCTCCAACAGTTAAATTTTTTGGAGGTAGAGGATCAGGTGCTGCAGGTAATTTAATAATTAGTGCTTTAGGTCAAATAATGGGTATTGATATGGTTGAATTTGGTATTGATTATGATAGAGATACAAATGCTGTGGTCATAGATACATGTGGAAAAGGACAAGGGGCTGTTATAAGACCAGTTATATCAACATATACAGATCCTGATGGAAATGAACAGACAGGAATTACAAATATAAATGTCATAGAACCAGGCACAGGTTATCTAACAGCTCCAGATGGGAGCACAGGAGGAGATGGTCAAGTATGGGCAAATCCTGAGGACACAACTGTAACACGTGCTGATGGAGAGGTGGAAATACCTTATCCACCAGGTAATATAGTGACTGTAACACCTGGTGATATAGTTTTACTTCCACCAGGCACAGAGGTTTTAACTGAACCTCTATCTTCATCTGATATTCAAGAGATACTAGTAGATACAGATACAGATACAGATACTGAACTAGATGGAATTGTATTGTCAGAAGATAGTGGTAATGAAAGAATAGGTGGTGGAAAACCTTATACTGTAGGAAAATCAGGTAAGTTTACTACACCCTCTTTACCATTAGGTAGAAATCAAGGTCAATATCCTAGCTCAGGTGATGGTGCTTATCCTGCAATCATGTATCTTTGTAAGATCATAATTTCATCACCAGGCATTGGGTATAGTGAAAATGATCAAATTATTATTGAACCAAATGTAGGTGCTACTGCTGTTCCAAAATTTAATGAAAATGGAAGTGTAGAATCTGTTAAAATAACTTCTGGTGGAGAAGGATTTACACAAATGCCTGATGTTTATATCAAATCTGAAACAGGATTTAATGCAGAATTAAAACCAGTGTTCTGTGTTGATAGAATTGCTAAAGATGAAGTTAAAGAGTATGATCGTAAACTTCAGAAGAAATTAATTTCAGTTGTTGATTGTGTAGGAAAGGTTGATAGAAATCAATTTATAGGTTATGTTAATGGCAAACCTTACTATGGACCTTTCCATGTTCATGCTCCAACAGGTGTGACAATGGTTGGTGAGAGACATATTGATGAACCACATGATGTCATTACTGACACACCCAATACCATAACAAAACGTCCCTACATAAATCAGGAGGATGTAACTTAAATGTCACAAAGAAAGAATTATCATACAGTTAGATATGGAACCAGAGATGGTGAACTTCAGTTTGGACATATTCATAAAGATAATAATGAATCAGCAGTAATGTTGAGGAGTGGTCATGATTTCATACATTATATAAGTATGGATTCTACTGGCAATGAAGTTCGTAAGCATGGTACAATCTGTAGATCACCTGGTTCTTTTCAAGTTAAGGCTGGTGATAATGCAAAGGTAACTGATGACAATAAGAATAATGATGCTGGCATCACAATGGATGCTGTGAGTGGTGATATTATATTGAGAGCACCAAAAGGCAAAATCAGAATAGAAGCACAGGACATAGAATTGGTTGCCAATGGGTACAATGGTAGAACTGGTTACATAGCACTTGACAGTAATGAGAAACTTATACTAAAATCAAAGAGTATAGATATAAGAGCTACTGAAACAGCAAGATTCTTTTCTGAAAACAAATTAGATGTGATTGGTAATGCAATTATGAACATATATGGTGGATTGGTTGATATGGCTGATGGTGCTACTTCTATTCTTGGAAGTAAGACAGGACCATCTAGCACTGAGGAGAACTCTAAGAAACTTAAAGAATAGGAGATAATATGCATTTTTCAGATGTAGAAGTTGGTAAACAATTAGTTGTAGGAAATGGCACTTACTATGATGCCCTTGGATTGGGGATGAATGCTATAAGAGGATCTGCATATATTGAAGGTCCTTTCTTAGTAGGTGATGCCAAATCATTTGGTAAAGTGGTTGCAACAACTATGATTGCTAGAGATGTAAATGAAGAATCTAATGATCCTCCTAGATCTTTACATGTAAAAGGTGATGTCAAAACTGAAGGAGATGGAGAAACTCCAGCTCATGTTCTCATTGATGGCAGAAAAAATTCTAACGCTTTAGTTGTAGAAGGTCATCAAACCATTAACAATGGTAATTTACATACCAGTAATTTAGTGGGTAATACATTTGTAGGACTTGTGGGAGTAGGTGGAGTATTTTCTGGTAGTAGTATTAATGTTCAAGGTTGGAAAGGATTTGATATATCTCATCCAAGTAAGAAAGGATATAGATTAAGACATGTCTGCTTAGAAGGTCCTGAGGGTGGTGTTTATATAAGAGGTAAAGTAAAAAATGATAAAGTAATACTTCTTCCTGATTATTGGAAGGATTTTGTAGATATTAATTCTATTACAGTTCAGTTGCAACCAATTGGT